TTTCGCAGCCTTCCGAAACTTTAGTGCATCCAACAATGGGATTCCATGTTTCGCCTTTGAAGCCTGGCATATTGAGCCATGGTATTTTGTGGTCGCTCATGATTGGCCTCCTTTCAACAATTCTGGATTATGAACAATGTTGCCTATAATTTTTGAGCGAGGATCGATATCTGCCAAATAATCAAATTCTGTTTTATCTTGATAAAATGAAACATCGATGCACCATGCTCCACGTTCTGTATTCCAAAATACTTGCTCAGCAGATTGATACATTTCTCCATCGGCTTCGAATTCATAGCTTAGAATATCGCCTTCAAAAATTTCAGATCCGTTGACATCAATAAATCCTGTTGCTCGATATAAATCAGATGAACCAAGCATAATGCGACCAGCTTTAAGGTCGAAAATAATACCTGCGGTATCTTCAAGATAAAAGGATTCTCTAAGGATAAATAGAGCAGTTGCTTCACCAGTTTTCCAATGGCATTTGATGCCATACCGATCGTTTATTCCAACACGCATTCCGGCTTCAATGGCATTGTGGTTGTGTTCTTTTGTGGCGCTCACTTCGTACCTCCTTTCTTCAAATCCAACGGGCAATTTGGGTGCCTGCGAAGCATGCCATATGTTTGAGTTGCTAGGTTATTGTTTCTTTTGCAGAAATACGATTCTGATTGGTTTTTGCATTGCGCACAGCAACGGGGTTGGTAATTTTCAACTGCCTCTTTTATTTGGTTGGCAATTGGGTTGGGGATTAATTGGCTCATGCTTGACCTCCTTCCCCAATGGTTTCAATTTTTATCCCAACTGTTGAAACAGTATAATACTTCAGCTCAACAGGGAGAATTTCCATTTTGCTACCTTTTGATCCATTTACTCTTTCAACTACCACACGCGGGTCGAATTGAAATACTCCCTTTTTCGTGGTCATGTATCGGCTGGTGACTTTGAAAAATTTGGTCCCATGAATAATAATGCTTCCAACTTTTACTGGCTTCTTTTTAGAATCGAGCAAAGTTTTGTCGTAGTATTGCTCAATGAGCTTAACCAATGGCCGTTCAGCTTCGCGCTTAATACCATTGAATTTCTCATTGATTTCTTGTTCTAAAGCCTTGTATTTGGCGTAGGCTTCGTTTCTTTCTTCTACAATTGCCTTGTAGGGTTGCTCGGTATCGGCATTGAATTTTTTTAAAGCTGCATTTATTTGTCGCTGCAGCGGGCTAAGGTTTGTTTTGAGTTCCATATTTTTTAGGTTGTGATTAGTGAACTAGTTAATTGAAAGATTTTCGACTGCTTTTTTGAAGCTTGGGGGCAATACAACTTCCATTATTTCTTTTCCGGTGTTGAGGAAACTGCGTGCGAATTCTTCGTTGTATGCATAAAAGCAAGCCTTTTCGAGCAGTACGTTCGCTTTTTCAAATGCATCTGCCGCATCTTTTGCTTTCGATTTTCCTTTCTTGATAAGGCGTAACCGCTGAGCCGCTCCTTTTTCGAGGATATTGCGCAGCTGTATGTGAAAAGGGAGCTGCACGGATGAATTTTTCCTTTGTTGTGCCATGATTCCATTTTTTATTGTTGTTGTCTTGACAAGCTATTGTTGAATATTTCAAGCCATTTTTGCAAAACGTTCACCTGTGCTTCAAGCAATAATTTTCGTTGCAGTTCAATAACCTCAGGCGATTGCTTGATGCTGTTTTTCGTAGCATTATATATGGCAAACACTTTTGCATAGTGTTTTTTGGCTTCGTTTAGCGTGCTCATTTTAGTCGTATTGAAATTTGACATTCGAAGGATTGAGCTTAACCATAGGTTGCAGGTTGTGATCGACGATTGGTTTGCCCACTGTAACTGCAAGCAATGCATCGAGGCGGCAGAATTTATCCGATGCCCAGTTTGGAGCCAATAGTAATGCGTCTGCTTTTCCGGCCAAGATGTATATATTTTCAGCGACCTTATTTGTTGAAGGATTCAAAATAAATAGCTTGTAAGCTTCTTCCATTTTGAATGGGTTGAATACTTCAAAGCCAAATTCCAACAACATTGACTCTATCTTGTTGCAAGTTTTTTCAGCATCTTTTTCGTCCATTGTGATGGATATAAAGATTGATTTTACTCCTGCTAAACGCAAGTGATTTACAGCTTCTTCAATCAT